GTCTGGGGTTGTCACCAAGGTGATGAATAACCCTGCCGGGTTGACGTATCCCACGGCTGACGGAACATCTGGGCAGGCTGTTTTGACCAATGCTGCTGGGGTGCTGTCTTTTGGTGATGTGGTCCGACCCACGGTTGGCGTGACGATTACTGGCGCCAACACGTTTAATGCTAAGCAGACGTTCAATGGCACATCCAGCACCATTGCGGCTGTTTTGGCCAATGCTGCTGAGAAGGTGACGATTTCTGCTACTGCTGCAACTGGCACAATTAATTTTGATGTGACCACGCAGCCGGTGCTGTATTACACGACTGCTGCTTCTGCGAATTGGACGATGAATTTCCGGGCATCTAGTGGCACTTCATTGAATGCTGCGATGGACACGGGGCAGTCTGTCACGGTGGTGTTTTTGGCTACCAATGGCGGCACGGCGTATTATAACAACGCTGTGCAGGTTGATGGTTCTAGCGTCACGCCTAAGTACCAGGGTGGCATTGCTTGGTCGTATGGTACTGCGTCTGGTATTGACGCCTATACTTACACGATCATCAAAACTGGTTCTGCTGCCTTCACAATTCTTGCTTCTCAGATACGGTTTGCCTGATGCCTGTTATTGGAACCCTAGCCGCTGTTTCTGCCCGAGGCTTTGGCTTTGGGACGGAGGATATGTTTGGCGAGCAGGTTTTTACTAGCCCAGGCACTTACACGTTTTATGTGCCGTCTGGCGTTACTGCGTTGAGCATGGTTGCTATCGGTGGTGGCGCTGGTGGCGGTAAGGCAGGGAATTATACATCAGAAGCTTTACCTCTCGTTTTTAATAACCCGCCAGGAAGCAGTCCGACAACATATCGCGCTGGTGGCGGCGGCGGCTTGGCTTATTCAAATGCTGTTTCTGTAACACCTGGGCAGCCTTTGACTGTAGTTGTCGGGGATGGCGGGTTTACATTTACTGTTCCCCAAGATGGTGGCGATTCGTATGTTCAGACGGCCGCCGCCGTTAAATTAGTTCATGCTGGGGGCGGTAAGGGCGCTGCTAGTGGCGGCGTTGGTGGTGCGCCAATTGTCGGCTCTGGCGGTTCCGGCGGCACCGGCGGTGAATGGAGCTACAATAGCACTGACAATGTCTATCGTGGTGGTGGCGGCGGGGGTGCTGGTGGTTATTCTGGGAATGGGGGTAATGGCGGTTCAGCCAACAATGATGGCTCCTCTGGATCTGGTGGAGGCGCTGGCGGCGGCGGCGGTGGTGGTGGGGTAAATTACCCGACAAGCGGTGGCACTTATTTGCAATATGTTTTTACTGGTGGCGGAGCTGGCGGCGGTGTTGGTCTTTATGGCCAAGGATCTAATGGCGCTGGAGGCACTAGAACAATCGGAAATGGAACTAGTTCTTATTCTCCTTCTTTAGGTGGCAGTGCTGGTTCAAGTGGGAATGCAGGGGGTGATTCTGGAACCGGGCAAAGTGGACGATTTGGCGGTAGCAATACAAATAGTGGTCCAGGCGATGGAACTTGTGGTGGTGGCGCCGGGAATGGCGGTAGTAGTGTGCGTGAATTGCAATCTTCGCCATTTACATTAGATGAATATAGAACAAGCAGTAACGGTAGTGGCGGCACTGGTGGTGTTCGCATTATTTGGACAACCAATCAGACCATAACTCGGGCTTTCCCCTCTACTAATGTGGGGCAGCTATGAGCGAGATGTTTATCCGTATTGAGAATGGGCAGCCGGTGGATCATCCAATTATGGGTGATAATTTCCGCCGCACATTTCCTGAGATTGATCCGGCTAATCCTGGGCCGGGATTTGCAAAATTTTTTCGTGTTCCGCGTAGTGCTGTTGGTAAATATGAGGTTGTGATTGGCGGCCCCACTTACCAATGGGTGGGTGATGTCGTTCAAGACGTTTGGGAAACACGCGCAATGACGCCCGAGGAGAGGGCAGACGTTGATGCGTATTATCAAGATCAGATGGAGTAAGCCATGGCCGCGCCAAATATTGTCAATGTCTCTGCGATTTACGGCAAGACGGGTGTTCTTGTTGTAACGACCAGCCCGACAGCAATCATAACCAATTCCGCTGCGAGCGGTAAGGTATTCAAGGTTGACTCGTTGATGGTGGCAAACATTGATGGCACCAACAATGCAACGTGCAATGTTGATATCTTTCGGTCTTCAACGGCGTACCGCATTGCTTATCTGATGACGGTTCCTGCCGGCGCCACGTTAGATATGCTGAGCAAGTATATCTATCTTGAAGAAGGCGATAGCTTGCGCGTGACGGCTAGCGCGAATAGCCGCCTTGAAGCAGTGGCAAGCTACGAAGACATTTCGTAATGGTTGATTTCCCGTCCCCTACCAGCGCCTATGGCCGTTGGACGCTCAATGATGTGCGTGATGCGGTGATGGGAAGTAATTGGCCGGGTGTATATGTTGCGCCTCCTTCAGTTGAATATCTTGTTGTGGCTGGTGGCGGAGGTGGCGGGACATATTACGGCGGGGGTGGTGGCGCTGGAGGATATCGCACTGCTACTGGATTATCTGTAACAACTGGATCAGCTATTACTGTTACTGTCGGAGGTGGAGGGAGCGGCGGCACGGCTTCTACCAATGGCAGTGATTCAGTTTTTTCGTCCATAACATCTACCGGTGGTGGACGGGGTGCTTATGGAAATCCGGGGGCTACTGCTAGTACTGGTGGTTCAGGTGGTGGGGGAAATAGAACAGATTCTAGTGTTGGGGGGCAAAGAACAGGCGCTGCCGGAACTTCAGGCCAAGGTAATAGTGGTGGAAATGCCTCTAATTGTATAGCAACTGGTGGCGGCGGTGGTGGTAGTTCAAGTGTTGGTGTAAATGGGGGGAATGATGGTGGAAATGGAGGAAATGGAACTTCATCTTCAATAAGCGGTACATCTGCTTCTTATGCTGGAGGCGGAGGGGGAGGCGTTAGTTCTGGACGAGCTGGCGGCACAGGTCAGGCAGGCGGTGGTAACGGGGGGGTTGGAACAGGTGATGGGAATAGCGCGCAAGCAAATAGTGGTTCAGGTGGCGGCGGCAGTGGTGGTTTAACTACTACTAATGGTGGGGCAGGTGGTTCTGGCGTTGTTATTATCCGCTATTCTGATACTTATTCTCTTGCCGTTTCAACAACAGGTTCACCAACAATCACTACTTCTGGTGGTTATCGCATTTACCAATGGACCGGATCAGGGAGCATTACGTTCTAATGGTGCAATTCCCCTCCCAGACCTCCGCAAATGGCCTTTGGACGCTCAAGAAGGTCAATCGCAATTTGCAGGGCAGTAACTTCCCGACATTCCCCGGCGCGCCGACAATCGGTACCGCAACGGGCGGGAATGCCCAGGCTTCTGTGACATTCACTGCGCCAGCATCCACGGGCGGCAGCAGCATCACAAGCTACACGGTTACGTCTTCGCCGGGCGGTTTGACGGGAACGGGCGCCTCTTCACCAATTACGGTGACGGGCTTAACCAATGGCACGGCATACACGTTCACGGTGCGAGCGACTTCGTTTGCTACTGGCCCCGCTAGTGCGGCCAGTAATAGCGTGACGCCTGCGGCTTATAGTGCGCCTCCAACTGTTGAGTATCTTGTTGTTGCTGGCGGTGGTGGCAACGTAGCTGGAAATGGCGGTGGTGGCGGTGGCAGTGGTGCTGGTGGCTACAAAACTGCCACTGGATATTCAGTAACCGTTGGATCGGCAATTACCGTTACTGTTGGTGCTGGTGGTAATGGTAGCAACGGTTCTAATTCTGTTTTTGGAACTGTTGAATGTGGCGGTGGGGGATACGGCAGACAAAGCGGAAACGGTAATAATGGCTCTGCCGGTTCTGGGGGTGGTGTATCTGGTAGCGGCGCTGGTGGCGCTTATAGTTCTACTGGTGGAACTGGATCAACCAATGGTGGGGATGGGGCTAGTGGCTCCCCTTATCCTGGTGGTGGTGGTGGTGGTGCAGGCGCTAATGGCCAAACAGCGCCTAACTCAAATGCTGCGGGAAATGGTGGTATAGGATTACAATCTTCTATTTCAGGCAGCGCAACTTTTTATGCTGGTGGCGGGGGTGGTGGTGTACGCTCTGGTGGAACCGCAGGGACGGGTGGTTCTGGCGGCGGCGGCAGCGGTGCTGCTAGCCAGGGTAGTGCCGGGAGTTCAGGGCAGGCCAATACTGGTGGCGGCTCTGGTGGCGGTGTTGGAGATAATAATCCGCCTACCGGACAAGGTGGCTCTGGTATCGTAATTATTCGTTACTCTGATAATTATTCACTTGCTGCATCAACAACAGGTTCGCCAACCATAACTACATCTGGTGGCTATCGTATTTACAGATGGAACGGCTCGGGGAGTATTACGTTCTAATGGCCCAATATCCCACCCAAGCTGGCCCCAATTCAGATGTCTGGAATTTCCAAGATGTCTATCGCGCAAATGCTGGCTCTAATTGGCCAACACGCCCAGGTGCGCCGACTATCGGGACGGCTACAGGCGGTAACGCGCAAGCATCTGTGACGTTTACTGCGCCAGCCAGCAACGGCGGCACGGCAATTACCAGTTACACGGTCACATCCTCGCCGGGCAGCATTAGTGCGTCTGGTGCGTCCTCGCCTATTGTGGTTACCGGTCTAACCAATGGCACGGCTTACACGTTTACTGTGGCCGCTGTTAATACGCAGGGTACTGGGGCAGCTTCTGCCGCGAGTAATAGTGTGACGCCTACAGCAGTAAATAAAACGCCTACTGTTGAATATCTTGTGGTTGCTGGTGGGGGCGCTGGTGGGGGTCGATCAGGTGGCGGCGGCGGCGCCGGTGGGTTTAGAACAGCCACTGGTTTTTCGGTCACTGCTGGTTCAGCAATCACAGTAACAGTTGGAGGAGGTGGCGCAAAAGCGCAGCCGCCTTCTAATGGTTCTGATTCAGTATTCAGCACAATTACTTCAACGGGCGGTGGGGCTGGTGGCTCTGCAAAAGCATCGCCCCGTACACCAGGGAAAAATGGCGGTTCTGGCGGCGGTGCAAACTACGATCAATCCTCCTCGTTTGGAACCGGAACATCTGGGCAAGGCAACAATGGTGGTTCTGCTTCTGGCAGTTCGCCAAATTATGGCGGCGGTGGTGGTGGTGGTGCTTCAGCAGCCGGTGGTAATGGGACATCAACCGCTGCCGGAAACGGCGGTAATGGAACTGCATCTTCAATTTCTGGAAGCTCTGTAACTTACGCCGGAGGCGGTGGTGGAGCTTATTACGATGCTGGTGGAACGAATGGGAGTGGAGGCACAGGTGGTGGTGGCGCTGGCACCGTTACTTCAGGCACTGATGGAACCGCAAACACCGGTGGTGGCGGCGGTGGCGGTCATGGAAATACCGACTATGATGGTGGTGATGGCGGCTCCGGCATCGTTATTATTCGGTATGCCAATACTTATGATGACGCTGTATCCACCACAGGATCCCCAACCTTCACAAATACCGGCGGCTATAAAATCTACAAATGGACCGGCTCCGGTTCAATCACGTTCTAAGAGGCAACAATGGCACACTTTGCACAGCTAGATGAGAACAACATCGTGCTTCAGGTGATCGTTGTGAACAACAACGAGCTAATGGAAGACGGAAATGAGTCTGAGGCAAAGGGCATCGCCTTTTGTCAGTCTCTATTTCCCAGCACGAATTGGATGCAAACATCCTACAATGCCAATTTCCGAAAGAACTATGCGGGGATTGGTTATGTCTATGACGCTGTACGGGATGCTTTCATTCCGCCGCAGCCCTATCCCTCATGGGTGCTGAGTGAAGATACTTGCCGCTGGGATGCGCCGGTGCCGTATCCTATTGATGGTGGTATGTATTATTGGGATGAAAACTCCCAATCTTGGATTTCAGTGCTTTCTACTGAGCTTAGCGAACCGCCAACGGTGATCTAATGTTGCAATCAAAACCTCTTTCTTTTGGCAAGCTAACCGGCACTGTTTATGATTTTGTGCTTGCTGATGATGTGTTGGAAAAACACCAACATGATGAGGAAACGGTTCATATTACTATAGTTGCGCGTGGCTCTTTTAAAATTTCCGGCAATGGATGGCAGAAAACTGTTACCGCTGGAGATGTTATAGATTGGCGGCCAAATGACCCGCATGAGTTTATTGCTCTTGAGGATAACTCCAGAATAGTAAACATTGTGAAGGGGTGAAAGTGCTTTAATGTCATTTGATCTGCCCAAGCTGACGCCTATCGTGCAGTTTGCCACGGCCACCTTTGCGCTGGCTGTTGGCGGCTACACGGCCGGGGAGAAGTTTGGCTGGTTTAAGAATGAGATTATCGCCTGGGCGCCGGAGCATTTTAGGATTGAGCCTGCCAAGATTGGCCAGCCTGTGACGGTTACTGTGGCCAGGATCAAGAAGCGCGACGACTGTTCGGTTGAGGGATTTGAGGTGACGGTCAGGGATGGCGGTGGGGTTATTCATCAAGCCACGCCCAGCATGTCCCGGTTTACCGGCCCCGCTGGTCCGGAGGTGGACACGTTTACCTATCTCCTAACGATCAACGATAAGGAGACTATCAATCCTGGCCGGGCAACGCTGTTGGCGACCATCAAGTACAAATGCCCAGAGGGTGAGCGGACAGTGACTTATCCGCGCCACCAGAACCTCACCTTCATGCTGGAGAAATAAGATGGAGCAGCTTCTCAATTTGGTCCGCACGGTGGCGCCAAGCATCGCCAGCGCGGTTGGCGGTCCTTTGGCTGGCATGGCCACCAAGGCAATCTCTGAGGCCCTCCTGGGCAAGCCAGACGGGTCTGAGGAGGAGTTGCTCCAGGCTGCCGCCAAGGCCACGCCGGAGCAGTTGTTGGCGTTGAAAAAGGCGGAAAACGACTTTGCCTTGCAGATGCGCGAGTTGGACATTGATCTGGAGCGGATTGCCAGCGAGGACCGCGACAGCGCCCGCAACCGGGAAATCAAGACCAAAGACTGGACCCCCAAGATCCTGGCAGGCGGTATTACTGTCGGGTATTTCGGGGTGCTGTTCTACATGCTGACGCATGGCCTGCCGACCACGGGCGGGTCTGAAGCCATGCTGGTGATGCTGGGGACGCTGGGCACAGCCTTTGGTGGTGTCATGGCCTACTACTTTGGCAGCAGCGCCGGCAGCAA